CCATTCTTCCCACCGTTCTTCCCATTCTTCCCATTCTTCCCACCATTCTTCCCATTCTTCCCGTTCTTCCCATTCTTCCCACCGTTCTTCCCATTCTTCCCATTCTTCCCACCATTCTTCCCACCAACGTTCTCTAGCAGTGGTTGTTCAGGATGTATCAGAAGTTATTGCTGGCAAGCATGCCCTGGTTGCTGCGGTAGTTGTGGGTGCTAATAAATATGTTATACTATACTAAAGGAGATCTAAACTATGTACGCAATAATTGTTAAAGATACTGAAGATACTTATGATGTAATCTCAGCACTTAGAACTACGGAGGAAGTAAGAGCCTCTCTTGATTCTGAGTGGGACAAAGGTCTTCCTGTAGTTGGTATGAACATAACAGACCATAAGGCAACAGCCACAAAAGGCTCAACATGGAATGGGACATCATTTGATGGAACTGCAAACGAAGGCTTTTTAGCACTATCACAAGCAGAAAAAGACTCATACAAGCAGTATGCCTTCCTGTGTGAAAACAAGATTATTCACAGAATGAGTATTGACTCTGATAATGAGAAGGCAGAACTTTATGATGCAGCCTTTTCTGGCGAAGTTTTCTTGGTAAAGTGTGTTTTTGCAGTTAATGGAACAAAGGTTTCATACAATCAAGTAACCAGAGAAATCTCACCAGTTTAATAAAAAATATCTAGACAATTGTTTTGTGATATAATATAATCACAACTAAAACAAAGGAATAGGGAAATAATTTATGACAACTTATGATGAAAATGAGACCCCTTGGTTTACTAAGGATAGATCAGAAACTGCAGTAAACAGATATCCATCAAGAACTATTGAAAACAATGTTTTAGTTGAAAATCCAGCATTAGGAATCAATCTATATAGAAACGTATTTTCAAAAGAAGACTCTGAAAGATACATAAAGATTCTAGAGTCAAATCTTGGCGGGAATGGTAAATATAAATGGTCAGAAGCAAAAGTAACTAATTCTGATGTTCCAATTAAGAAGGCCAGAGATGCAGTAGACTTTAGATTTAAGCAAGAAAACTTAGGACCAAGAGATGAACATAATTCTGAACTTATTGATCTTCATGAAGAAATTTATCAAAAGTTAAAGTTATGCGTTGATGATTATGCTAGATATTGGGGTATCAATGTTGTATATTATGAGGCATTTAACTTTGTAAAATACGAAGGACAAGGAACTCACTTTAACATACACGCAGATCACGGCCCAATGTACAACTGTACGGTGTCTGCTGTTATCTACATTAATGAAGACTATGAGGGTGGCGAAATTAGATTTCCAAGAATGGACAACTACACACATGCTCCAAAAATAGGAGATATTGTTCTTTGCCCATCAAACTATATCTATGAACATGCTTCATTGCCTATGAAAGAGGGAACAAAGTATTGTGTTGTCGTAATGACAGACATTAATGAACTAGGACACAAGTAGTGTCTTTAATCGCCAAGTTCAGATCCTTTAGACCCTGGTTAGATAAAGAAAATATTTCTACACCAGTCCCAACACAAAAAGAAATGCCAGATTGGTATAAAGACGCAGACAGATTTGCCAAAATGCCAAACGGAGAATACTACAAAGCACCAAAAGAGGTTTGTCCATTTCCTAAAGAAGGCACAACAGATGACTATGGGAAGATACCTACATGGAAAGCATGTCCTGCAATTATGGATGCGTTTGCAACTGGATATGTATTTAAAACTCCTTGTGACCTAACATTTGCTAAAAATTCTCAGGGTATAATTAATGTCACAATTGATGACCCTAAGTATAAAGACTTTTGTACACAAAGACCACCAATGCCACAGTTCGAACATCCTAAAGGGTATTACCAATACCATTTTGCATGGAGTTCACCATGGGGTCTAGAGTTACCAGAAGGATATAGCGCATTATTTATGACACCAATGAATAGGTTTGATCTTCCGTTTATGAACACAACTGGAGTTGTAGATTCTGACAAAGTTCATCTTCTTGGAAGTTTCCCATTTTTTATAGCAGAAGGCTGGGAAGGAACGCTTCCTGCTGGAACCCCATACATGCAGGTACTTCCATTTAAAAGAGAAAACTGGGAACACGAGATAGAGATTTTAGGACAGTCTGAGATATATGGTAAAATGGTAGATAACGCAAAATTCTATCGGCAACCTGATGGAGGAGTGTACATTAAAAAAGTTTGGTCCCGCAGAGAATATAAATAAGGAGAATACAATGCAGACATGGACAGAAAAAGAAGATCTTGGCAATGGAATTATTTGCTATAGAGGCGTAATTAAAAAAGAGTTTGATGTAATAAACAGACTTGAGGCCAATCTAGGATCAGTTGCTGGATATGGAGAGTTGTCAGCAGAAGGAAAAAGATACCACTGGATGCCAGCGTACGTAGGATATCAGCAACTTATGCCAGACTATAGGGACTGCGTTGACTTTAAGTTTAAGAAAACAGATATAGAATTAGATAAAAGCCAAGACTCACTAAATCTTCAAGCATTATGGCAAGACATCTATGACGCACAGTTTGCAGCAGTAGAAGATTACAGAAGAGATTATAACATCATGCCACTTAAATATTGGGAGGCATTTAATTTTATTAAGTATGGCCCAGGCCAACACTTTAAGGAGCATCACGATCATGGATATTCTTACAACTGCACTCTTTCTTTGGTCGCATATGTAAATGATGATTATGATGGTGGAGAACTATTCTTTAGATTGCAGGGTTTAAATATTAAGCCAAAGGCTGGGGATCTTTATGTATTCCCATCTAACTTTATGTACCCTCATCAAGCAATGCCAGTACACTCTGGTACAAAGTATTCAATCGTTACTATGCTAGATTACAGCAAAAAGTATCATACACCAGACATGTATGATTCAAAATGGGATCAAGAGTAATGCTAAATATTTCAGTAGAAAAAATGCAGGGTAGTAACTTTGAGATTAGTCCAATGTCAATTAAAAGAGATTGGATGGACGAAACCTCAGACAATCATGCATATAGATGTTTTCCAGTAACACAGGCAAATGTCATTGGATGGAACCTTTCTTGCACAGAAGATATTGAGTTTGAGTGGGACGGAATAACCGATCAAACAGATCAGCATGTAACAATATTTAGTCCGACAGGTTCTTATGCTGGAAGAGGACAGGCCTCTATAAGTTTAAACACTAGTTTGGTTTTTAGAACAGATCCCAACATTAGCATTTGGACAATTAATCCAGTAAATTATTTTAGCGAAGACTTTGAAACTTTGTCTAACTTAGTTAGCACATCTTTTTATCCTAATCCACTGCCATTAGCAATTAAAGCAAGAAAAGCAAATCAAAGAGTGGTCATAAAAGCAGGAACTCCAATAGCAACTATTGTTCCGATATCTCTAACAAATCTAAATAACACAACCATAGAACTTGTTGAGTATAAGGATGAAGACAGATCAAAAGAAAATGCAAATAGGGCCTATGGTGAAGCAGCACAAGAAGTTAATAAATCTGGACAATGGACAGACTGGTATAGAGATGCTGTTAATGAAAAGGGAGAAAGTCTAGGCTCTCATGAAGTAAAAGCATTAAAACTTTCAGTTAAAAATAATATGAATGGTGATACAATATGAACATGGACGAATATAAGGTAGTACAAAGAAAACCATCAATCACTCCTTCTGGCTGGTTCGGTGATGGCAAAGAAATGATCGTTGAGTTAGAAAACTTTATGACAGAACAAGAAATAGAGTTTTTAGAAAAGGCTGCAAAGTCATTGACGATTTGGGATGTTACTGAAAGCCATGTAAATGAAAATGGAACAGTCGTTTATGATTCAGACTACTGGAAAGATAGGGTTGCAACTAGTCCTACATTAGATAAAAACGATCCATCAATTGCACCAATAATTGCAGGACTGTTTGAAAGACTAAAGCCAATCGTAGAAGATTTTTATAAGGTAAAGGTTACTCCTACTGGAACAACCATCGTTAGATGGCTTCCAGGGCAGTTTCAGAAGCCTCACGCAGACAAAGAACTGCATGAAGGTCCAGATGCAGGACTTCCAAATGATTTTCCAAATTACGACCTTTCAAGCCTTTTCTATTTAAACGAAGACTATGAAGGCGGAGAGTTATACTTTCCAAATCAGGGTGTTCAGTTTAAGCCAAAGAAGGGTGCTGCTTATTTTTTCCCAGGGGATATGAATTATATTCACGGAGTAACAGAAATTAAGAGTGGTATTAGATACACCTGTCCATTCTTTTGGGAAATTACAGAGCATACAGGAGATAGAAAGCCATGACAGAGCCTCTCAATGTAATTGAAGTATACCCAAAGATTTTTGTATATAAAGGTCTTTTTAAAGACATTAATAAGACCTATAGTCTTTTGAAGGAGTCACAAGGAGAAGAAGATGGACTATTTAGTCCATGGTCACCATGGTCCAGGTTTGGCGAATACATTAATCCAATTTTTAGAACATATCATGACAATTTAAAAATAGATCATGTTGAAAAAGTAGCAACCTCAACAGAAAAACAAGAAGAACACAAGCAAGTTCTTTTAGAAATTCTTAATAATTTTATGATAGCAACAAAAGACTATATTGCAAAGAACAATGTTGATTTTGACGAAAGCAGACTTATTCCAGACATCAAAGATGAAAGAGGGAACGATGTTAAGGAATGGGAATACACAGGACCATCTATAGCAAGATATAAGATAGACATTGAAGACCCACTAGCAATGACATACCACACAGACTATATAAGAGAGCCAATAGTAAGCCCAGGACATAAGTTTGCAATTACTGCCTTAACATACTTTAACGATGATTATGAAGGTGGAGAAATTGACTTTATAGCAAATGGTGAGGCATATATGTATAAGCCAGAGGCTGGAGATCTTCTTGTTTTCCCATCAGGACATCCAGAATTTTTGATGTCTGAAGAGTCTATCTATCTTCATGGAGTTATGCCTGTAAATCACAATTCGAAGTATCTTTCAAGAATGTACTGGACAAAGTATTCTGTCGGTGCCCCAGAGTGGTTTGAAAATGAAGAAAAGTTTGGTAAAGAAAAGTGGCAAGAAATGCAACAAGAGATTATGCAAAAGTTTAGAGATGACAATCCAAACAGAAATAATGCTGACAAAGAAAGAAGGATAAAATGAACCTAGATAACAAAAAAAGAATAACAAAGGATATTGTTGTTTATGAAAACTTTATTGATGCAGACACTGCTGCTAAACTTGTAAAGGTTTTAGATAAGCATGCAGAACTTGGATTAATTACATGGATGCCAATATCATTTTATGAGTCTTATTCTTCAGTATTGCCACAAGACAATGATGAGCATGTAGAGAATGAGAAACTGCCAAGCGATATATTCTCACAAATTAAGCAAGGAATTATTAATGCTGTTGCAAGTGTTCACGATCTTGATCCAAAAATAATTTCTCAAATTGGGTACCACACACAGAAGTGGGAACCAGGAGCCTATGCAAGAAAGCATTCTGACAACACAGACGAGCATGGTCACTCTGGTGCTTTTACAAGAAGTAGATATGCAGCATTTTTATATTTGAACGATGACTTCGAAGGTGGCATGTTGCAGTTCCCAGATCAAGAGATAAGCCTTCAACCTAAAGTTGGAATGCTTGCTGCATTTGACGGGGGATTTAATAATATGCACGAAGTAACTCTTATAACTAGTGGAGTTAGATATACCATCGGCTCATTCTGGGATGATAGAGAAGAGTCTGATTACCCTCAAGAACTAAGAGATGCCTGGGCTGCAGAAATGAAAGAGACCAGAGCAAAGCAAGAAATTGAAAGAGCAGAATGGCAAGAGTTGCTAAAGCAGGGATGGAAACTTGATGCTGACGGAAACAAGTATAAGGTTGAGGATCTATAAATGGAAGTATTTTTAAAAAAAGAGTTTGACGATGCTGGCTATAGCACTGAAGTCTTTCATGATCATGTTTTGTTTGTAAAAGATTTTTTGCAACCAGAAGAACTAGAAACTATTTTAGAAATAATTGATACCACCCCTAACGAAGACTGGGCTATAGAGTATACAAAAAATCTTGCTAGATTCTGTATGGAAAAGTTTGGTAGAGACGATGTAGAAAACCTTGTAGCAGAAGGAAAGTTTGAGATTACTCAGGGCTGGGAAGATAAAAATCTAAATATTACAACTAAACAAATAAGTACAACCCTTCAGGGCAGACTAGGTAAACTGCTAGAACTAGCAGATCCATCGCTAGAACTTGCTGGGTTTGGAACACTTCAAAGAATGCAGGCTGGTGTTGAGTTAAAGGCTCATACAGATCAACACACAGATCCATCCATTAGATATGCTGCTATACTATACATTAATGATGACTATAAGGATGGAACTTTATTCTTTAAAAATAAGGAAAATTCAGACTTAAGGCCAAAGCCAGGAACATTGCTTATTTTTCCAGGGAACGAAGAATATGAGCATGGAGTAAGGTTTGTAGGAGAAGGACCCATAAGATATGTTACTGTAGGATTTATGAAAGTAACAGGTTTTTA